ACGCCGCGAACCATTTTACCAACATCGGACCCGCCGACATCGCCGCCGAGCTGGCCGCCATGGAAGCGGAGCAGGCAGCACCGGCACCCGATCCCGACGCCGCCACCCTGGCCCCCGCCGACGCCGCATGTGTATGGGACGAAGACGGCAACACCCCATTCGAGCCCGCAGAAGCCGCCATGCACGCCGCCACCGTCGCCGGGATCATCCGCAGGAAGGGCGGATACAGGGAACGCGACATATTGAACCACCCGCACACCATCGAGCGCGGAACCTGGACCACAGAACACAAAGTCATTGAAATCCTCGCCGCCACCCCCGACCCCGACGGCTACCGCCCCGGATGCGCCGTTGACATCGTTACCCGCTCCATAGTCGGATAGACCGACAGAGCGCCCCAGAAGCCCCACAGAAGCCAATACAATGCGATATAAGGAGGATATTAACCATGTTTATTAATGAGACCATCACCGCCGCCATGGAGACCGCCAGAGCCGCCGAGCGCCGCGCCGAGCAGCTCCGCAACATCACCCGCGAACCCTGGAGGCCAGAGCAGTTCCCCACCATCGAAGAGCGCAAAGCCGCCCACGACGCCATGATGAAGCGCACCGAGGACGCCGCCAACGAGCTGACCGCGCTGGAGATCGAGACGAAGATCAGGCACGACAACATCCGCCGCATGATTTACAACGAGGCCATCCCGGTTGCGCTGGACATCCTCCGCAAGTACAACGGCAAGCCATACGGCGAAAAGACCAAGGCGAAGATCAGCGCCGAGATGAAAGCCCGCTGTAATTGCTCGCTGTATCTCTATAGCGGATATCACGAGGATATCAGCATAACCCCGTTGAACGAAGACGGGAACAATCACTATTATTTCAAATATGACGACTTTCGCATTTATGCGAAGTATCGGAACGGCGAGAAGCGGCCAGCGCTGAGCGCAGACAACAAGATCAACGGCACATTGACCCCCGACGACGTGTATTTGTGCGATTGCTCGGAGATTGTACCGGACCCCAGCACCCGCGCCGCTGAAATCCTCTCCGCGTTTACCGAGTTGAAGCGCAAGCAAGACCAATTTGAGCGGGAAATCACCAAGTTTAACAACCTGTTGCCCAGCGGCATCGAGCGCCGCCACATCTCCGGATTCAGGAACTATCTGTAATCCCCGCCGACGTTGCCCAGGGCCCGGACGCCAGCCCGGACCCCCGGCAATGCCGACAGGCAGAGAGCCGCCCACGCTTGACAATGATAGCGCTGGGCCGTTAAGCCGGTAAAGCCCCTTTACAAGACATCCCACACGGGACGCCGAGCCGCCCGGGCGATATACGGACGTATCGCGCAAGCGATTTGTAAAGGGGCAAAGGCACCCACCACCCACACCCACCGACCCACGAAAGGAGCGCGAACAATGGGAACCGTCAATTATATGACCTCGGACATTATCACCCTCGGGCTAAGACCCTACGAACCGCGAGACTTTGAACTTGACCCGGATTTCATGGAGGAAGCCCGCCGACAGTCGGAGGAATACGGCGACGACCTGGACAGTATCATCTATCAGACCATAGCCGACTATACCGAGGACGACCGGCAGACCGCCGCCGACATCATCGGCCGCTACAGCTTCGAGTTTTTCCAAGTGAGCATCGAGCCGGGATATTATGAGGGCTTTTCCGTCAACATCTCGGACGACCTGCCCGGCGAATATTGGGACGCGGAAGAGCGCGAACAGGCATTGACGGACGCCGCCAACCTGGGCGACATGCTCAAAGAGCTGGTAAACGACGCCTGTTTGGTTGAAGTTTGGCCCGGATGGTGTACGACCTACCAAGACCCCGCGCACAGTTTGACCGACGTTAGAAAGGCCATCAGAGGCTTGATATACGACATCAACGACACCCCCGACCGAGAAGAATAGGAGACAATCTAAATGTTGAGAGAGAAAAACGAATGTATCGCCGCCCGCGCTTTTGCCTCGCTGATCCTTGACTATGAGTTCCCCGAGTATGTTTCCTGCCGGGTATTGATAGAGGACCTCTACCAGACCACGATCCACGCCGCCAGCCGAGCGGAGGCAATCGACATTTTCAACAGCGGGAAATGGAAGGAGATGTAAGCCCGTGAAAATCAACCTCAACGACCTAATAACATTCGGCATCGACGTACAGACCAAGCGCCGCGGGAAGATCGTAAACCGCGAATTGCAGACCCTCGGAACATCGGAAAGCAAAGAAGCGTTTACCGCCCTGGCCCAATACATCCTTGACGCCGCCCCCAATACCGCCCGTTTTGTCATCTGGCACCGCCCAACCGACACGATCATATCATTCGACGGATTAATCCGGGACACCCTGCACATGAAGTCAAACCGCTATAAGGAGGCGTAAACCCATGAAGAAATACCAGTATGAAATCAGGCAGATTGACGCCTGGAACAGCCCGGAAGGCTGGACCTGGAACACCAGCTATTTAATGGGAACCATGACCACCAGCGCCGAGAACATCAGCAAGGCCATGTCCCGCTACTTGAAGCAGCGCCACGGGATCATATTCAAGGCGAACCGGACCCGCACCGAGACCGACGGCAGCATATTCGAGATCATCGACCGGAAGACCAAAGAACCGCTATTCGCGGCGATCCCAATGTTCTAACCAGCCGGTTTTTACAGGCCCCCGGCCCGCCCGGGAGCCTGAATAAAGCCGACAGGCCCGACCACTACCACCCACGACACCGAGAGGAGGCAGAAACGTGAAAATCTATAGAATGCTGATCGAAAATATCAGGACCGGCGAACGCACGACCTACACCAGCACCCGCCAAGGAAGCGCCCCGGCAGGCTGGAAATGTATCGGAGTCCTCGGATACTACGAGCAGCCCAGCCGCGACAACTAAGAGAGGAGGCACCCCCCATGACCTACACCACCCCAGGCGGCAGCTACAGCCGCCTATACGCCGACATGGCCCAGCAGAAGCACCTGCTCATAGCAGGCGCGACAGGCAGCGGCAAGAGCACCGCCATCGACGGCATACTGCACGCGATCCTTCACGGCAGCCCCGCCGACGACCGTCTAATCCTCATCGACCTCAAAAAGGTAGAGCTCATCGACTATCACCAGTTGCCCCACCTGCACAGCTACGCCGACGATGTACCAAGCGCCCTCCAGGCCCTACAAACCGCCATTGACATCATGCTGGCCCGCTACACGGACATGCAGCGCCGCAGAATCAAAGAGTATGACGGCAGCCACCTATACGTCATCATAGACGAGCTGGCCGACCTCATGACTACCGCCCCAAAGCAGGCAGCCCCCATGATCCAGCGCATAACGCAGCTGGGCCGCGGAGCATCTTGTCATATGATAGCCGCGACACAATGCCCAATCAGCGCCGTAATACCGACCCCGATTAAAGTCAATTTCCCGGCCAAACTCGGACTAATGACGGCAACCGCCCAAGACAGCCGGAACATCATAGCCCGCGCAGGCTGTGAAAAACTCCCATACCCGCCCGACGCAGGCGAGGCATATGGATACTACCTCCGCGGCCCGAAGTTGGATTTATACCAGCTCCCCCGCATCCCCGACGCCGAGCGCCACAGGATCATAGACTACTGGACCCGCCAAAGCGCTTGACAGCCCCACCCCCGCCGAATATAATCAAATCAGCAAATCAAAGGAGGATATACCACTATGACAATCACCAACCGCTATGGCGTCATCATCGACTTTGACGCCGCTGTAAGCCTGATGGACGACGACACCCGCGAGGCGATCCACGCGACCGGAGATTATGACGACGACCCGCAAGGCTTTTTCGACGCCTACGCCGCCGCCCACCTGGACAAGTTCGGCCAGCCCTGGGAGCTGGACAAGCCCCACCCCGTATATTGACCCCGCCGACCGCCACCCGCCGCCAGGCGGGTTTTTTCATGCCCCACCGACCCAGCCCATACCGACGACCGGCCCCGCCGAAGGCAAGCCTCCGCCCAAGGCCGCGACGCCCCGCAGCCGATCCCCGCCCACAGCTGGACCACCTGCCGAAGGCACCACGCCCAGAAGCCCGGCCACAATCCCCACCGTCGACGATCCCACGCAAAAAGCCCCGGAGCACACGCCCCGAGGCCCTTTTCCTGCACCCATCACCAGCCGCAACCGGCGCAACACGACGTCACCAGCCGCACAAAAACGCCCGTTCTGCACGTTCTGCGATCCCGCGACGAATCACAAGCGCCAATCCTGCGCCCGCTACAGCCCCGTTTCTGCACTTCTCCGTCAGTCCCCGTCACCGTCAGTAAAGCCCGTCTCGACCGTTTTCCCGTCCTCCAGATACCTTTTAGCGATATCCTCCGCGCTCATATCCTGATCCCCGTTATTCTGGGGCGCAATAACCACATCCTGGACATCTTTATACTGAAACATGTTTTTAGCCAGGAAGATACCGGACGCCGGATTGATTTTCCCGTTCTGCATATAATCAACCCAAATTTCCTCCAAAATATCGACAGCTTTTCTTATCACGTCAAAGTGCGTACTGCTACGATAATCGCCCCTTTTCCACAGGTTGACGGTCTCTCTGCTAACCCCGAGCCAATTAGCCAGCCCAACCATATTGGGTTTTCTGTCGTTTTCCTCGCAGAAATCGAAATACTCATTGATACGTTTTTCGACCTGTTTCGGATCAGAAATATCAATCGGCGGAAGGTTCATAGAGACACGCGCAAACCTGAGATACCTGGCATTATCACCGGGTTCCGTGAACTCTTCTCCGAACTTTTCCAGGTCTGGGCGGTTCCTTCTGCGCTTGACGGGCTTGTTATCTGAGGCGGAAGTATTCTGTTTCTGTCTGCTCCGCTTCGTCTGTTCAAAGGCGACGACGTTGTTGTTATTATTATCGTTTTTACCCTTATCAGTAGCCATAGAATTTATACAACTCCTTCCTTCTGCGAGATTATATAATAAAACGGATTCTCTTTACCATAAGTATAATAATATA